TTACTTGTTGTCGGGTCAGTATAAAACACGCCACCGAAAACACCTAATACTAGTGTGTCTCCTGCCGCTGCTGCTTCAATACCACCTGCTGCCTGCGCTTCAACTACTTGACCAGTATAAACGGCTGTATCGTAGTTGTTGGCTATTTTGTACTCTTCAGTTCTGATTTGTCCACCTACAAGTGATCTCGTAGGTCTAAAACCAAAAGCTGCATCTTGATTTGCCATATTATTTTTCTCCTTTGTAAACCACTATTCGTGGTTTACGATTTACTTTAATTTCGTTGGATAAGAATCGCTAATAAATTAGTTTTTCTTAGTACCACCGAAGGTTACACGGGACTGCCTTTCAGCATTGATCGGCATTCCTGGGTGCTGTTCCTTCATAAGATCACTTTCAATCGCGTCGTCTTTGTCTTGAGTAATTTTTCTAAAATACTCATCGCGCGCTTTGACGATCTCTTCTGGTATCCTTGCCAGCAACAGGCCACCAACTCCGATTACCCCTTTGTATTTGCCTTCCGTCACCACTGGATATTCCGATCCTGGATATGCATCAGCTCTTACAAGCTCGTATCCTGATCTTAATCGGCCGGCTATGTTCTTTGTATCTGTAAAGCCCATAGTTTCGGCTCTTATCCACCTGTGATGAAATCCTGCAGGCGCAGGGGGTGCATCTAAAGATGATGGGGGAGTCCAAACAGCTTTTTTAACAGTTTTTTCTCTGGTTTGACTCGCACGGGAAGTTTTAATTTTTTCGTTAATCATATGCTTATACCTCCTTCATGATTTTTAATTGTTTCGCATATTCTTCAAGTGGCACACCTAATTTTTTGGCGATTGCAACTTCAGATGATGTGAGCCTGATAGTATTGCGACTAGGATTTACACTTCGCTTCGCCGAAGCTACTGTTTGTGTTAGTTTAGTCGATTCCTGTGATTCAGTCTTACCAAATTTATGCGGGAAGTCAAGTTGCATTCGTTTATTTATTTCAGCATAGTACTCATCTGAATTAGGATCGAAGCCCTCTTCTTCCGTTAGTTTTTTATGATAGTCAAAAGCTGTATAGGTCATAGCATTGTCTTTCCCGAACCATGCATTCTTTTCAGCCCATGCTTCAGCTTTTGGATCTGGTGGTGGAGTTCTTCCGACAGTATCCTGTAAAGTAGGCGTTTGTACTGCCTTTTCTTTATCCTGAGACTGTCTGTCTTTTAAAGCGTTTAACCGAACTTCTTCAATACCGAGTTGTGCAATTGACTTTTGTGCATCTACTTCAGCATTAATATCACCTGCTTCTCTTGCCGTAGTAAGTTTAGCTTTAGCCGCTTCCATTCCAGCTGTTACCCTGTTTTCAAGAGCTTTCACATAATTAGGCTCTAGTTTTGAAAACCTGGTCTTTAATTGAGAATGCTCGTACTGAACGCCTTTGGCATAATCAAGAGCGGCTTCTTTTTGTCGTTCCGCTTCACGCCATTTTTTCGTTAGTTTCGAAATTCTTTTTTGAACACCTTCACTGTATTGTTCTAATTCTTTCTTTTCTTCTACTGGTTTTTCTTCTTTAACTTCTTCTTCTTTCTCTTCTACCGGTTCTTCTTTTACCGGTTCAACTACTTCTACTTCTTTTTTTTCTTCTTCAATATTGACTTCCGCGCCTGGGCCGGTTGTATCAATATCAACTGTTTTTTCTTCTGGCATAGTTCCTCCTATGGTTAGTTATGATGAAGTACAGCTTCAGGATCTTTAATAGTTCCTAAAACTTCATCATCGTTTAGTAGTCGCACTTCCCCACCTTCTATTGGTAATCTTGAACCCGCATAGCGAGCAAAAATAACCCAATCTCCTTTTTTACACCACGGTCCCGTTGGAAACTTTTCTCTGTCATGATAGGCCAACGGCCCCATCGATATGACATAACCGCAGTTCGTTGCGATTCGTAATTTGTCTAACGATTCCTGTGCGATTAAAATTCCGCCTTTAGTCTTTTCTCGTGGAGAAAAGGGCAGAACGAGTAGTCGCCAGCCGCTAGGAACGGGGAGCTGAGATTTTTGAATGTTCTCTGGATTTAAAGGTTCTTTGTATTTTTCTTCTAAAGCATTTTTATGCTTTGGGACTTCCTTGTCCGATGTCGATAACGTTTCCTTGTTCATCTTTTTGCTCCTTCGCTTTTAGCAGGTTAGAGATTTCCTGAAGCATGTACTGATATGTACGCGCTTGTCCTAACATATATTGATATTTTTCCATGTTGTCAACACCGCCACTGATCATGGCGTCACCAACACGTTGAAGATTGTCTCGGATGATTTTTTGGAGCTTAGCAACGATAACTAAGGGATCCACTAGATCATTCCCTTATAGTATTTCTCATAGGATGGATTTGATAATTTAACTCCACCATATTCACTTCTGATAGCTTTACCTATATAGCCACCTGCATTAACTTTTACTCTTCCACCTTTTTTATATTTCTTTTCCCATCGCTGTGCGATTTTTGGAAGGTTCGCATGCATGTAGCGTCTTTGTTTTTCTGATTTAAATGGCATTATTTCTTTTTCTTAAGTTTAAGCTTAAACATCTTGTATTTAGGCAGTATCTTAATAGGTTTAGCCTTCTTCTTTAATTCGAAGACGTCAACTTTCTTAACCACTATTTAGCGCTTCCGCCCTTTTTATAGACACGTTCGCCTTTTTTATAGCCAAGTGCTCCAGCAATTGGTCTAGCTGCTGCGCCTAATCTTCCAGCAAGTGCGCCACCAAATTGTTTAGCAACTCGTATGCCTTTTTTCCAAGGTTTATTGTCGTTTCTCATGATTTTTTCTCCTTATTTTTTATTAGATTTTCCATTACGGAAAATTTGTGTACCCTTTATACCAAAAACGCTGGCAACTACAAGTATCCAAAGATTTGTAAACCATTTTGGCAAATTGGCAAAATGCTCGAAAAAGATATTTATCTTCGTCATCGCGGCCGGATCGTCTGTCCATACCCCCCAGGCGAGCACCAAGATGGGCAACGTTAATATCGCCAAAACTATTTCGTCTTTCCAGTCGTTTTGCCGAGCTTCTAAAAGTTTGCCCTGGTAAGTTTCCTCACCAGAGGCCATCCTCTGTGCATGCATTAATTGTGCATCCGACATGGCTATTTTTGTCCTCTGACGATTGGCGTATATTTTGCCTCCCGCCTGAAGCGCCATTTTTGCTAATCCAAACCACATACTATGTCCAGGTTACTGGTTTTTGTGGTCGAGCAGCACGAGTTCCTGTAACAGCGTTTCGATCTTTTTTATCGCCGCTTGTTTTCACCGGTTTGTTATTTCTATTTGCATCCGGTGTAGGAATCGTTTTTGATTTTCCTAATGGTGCATACCCTTTTCCTGTTGTCATTATAGTCCTCCTTTTGGTTTCATTTTAGCAATTTTAATTCTATTTGCATTAGCCATTTCTTGTTTTTCAATGGATGTATCCGCTCGAAGTTCTGCCAATTCTTCGTTCTGTTCAAGTTTTTCATCCTGAACATTTTGATTCATCATCGCCTTCATGTTTTCTAAATTAAGTTTTTGTTCAGCATCTTTTCTTTTGGCTTCATTGTCAAGCGCTCTGATATCCAATTCTCTTGATCTTAGCTTAGCAATCGGATCATGGTCAAATTGAGAAGTAATTTTCTTTTCTTCCTTCATAAAGTCTTCCATCATTTCAGCAATCAGCACCGCTTTTCTTGCATCAATTTTCTGTTGAAGCTGCTGCATTTGCATTTGCATCTGTGGATTCTGTTGTGCTAATTGAGGATTCCTCTGTGCTTGTTGTTGCATCTGCATAAGTTGTGGCAGCTCATCTCTAAATTCTAATTCGATTTGTTCTTGCGCCATCAGCGAAATGTGCTCCAAGCAATTCTTTTCAACGGCTCCCATCACCATCGGTGCATTTCTTACCAGATTCGTTGCCAGAAAATTCAAGTGAGCAGTAATATGCGCACGGTGATCCTGACCAGGATAAGCCCTGAAAGGCATTCCCGCCAAAGCATCAATGTGCTCGAGTGCTGGATCTTTCGGCATTGGTGGCGGTGGTTTCTTTAAAATTAAATCAATATCCTTAACGCCTAGCGCCTCGTACATATTTCGATACACCTCATACTGATTGTGCATCTTTGGATTTGAGGATGCCAATTGCAGTTCCGTTTGCGCAAGGGAGATACGCTGAGTTTGAGAGAAAATGTTTGGATCCGCAACTGGCAGAATATCTACTCGGTCATCAAAGTCCGTTTGCATAATTTGCCTTTGGCCTCCAACAACATCGTATGGATATACGGGTGGTAGATAAAGTTTGAATACTCTTGAGAGTAAATTAAATTCTTTTTTCATGGCAGCATACAGTCTTTTATGTATGGCCGACATTGTTCGTGAACCTCTTTCTAACAAGGCTACAGTCGTGCCCACAGCTGCTTGCTGATTACCATCACCCACTTGCAGGTCCGCTATTGAAGCGAATCGTTGTCCTGCTTGTACCACGACTCCCATTAAAGCTAGTAAGGTTTGAGAGGGTTCTTTGAACGGAAGCAGCATGAATGCATCTCTTAAATTTCCACCTGGAGCATCCACATCTCTGAATTCTCCCGGTTGAATGGATTGTGCTTCGTCCCTCATTTTAATTCCACGCATTTTAAATCCTGCAGGTAAATTTGCTAACGTTCCAGCATCGAGAAGCTGTCGCAAAGCAGCGGTAGCTGTTCGTGATAATCCACCAATCATGTGAATCAAGCCAAAACCATAAAAGCCTAGGCCCGGTAAAAATTTAAAATGAACGAAGTATTGAATTTTTTCTTTTTTAGGATTTCCCGCTTCATAATTTCTTCGAATGGATAATACTTTTCTTGTGCCTTCTTCCAAAGTCACAATATAAGGCAACTTGATGCCAGTAAAATCTCCGCTTTGCGGATTAACATCTTCAAAGCCTTCCAGGTCCAAATTGATGTGACATTCTAAAAGCGTATATACTTTTTCATCTGCTCCCCGAGTCGTTCCTTCAAGCATTCTTTCTTTTTTCTCAACTTCTGATTCCATCAAATAGCCGGGACTTAATTCAATGTCTCGATAGAATCCTCCGACTTGCTGTTTTCGTAATTCGTTTTCGGACATACGAACCATATGGATAACCGATTCCGCATCGTCTAATGAGGTAGCCGTATACGGAACCACAAGGTCATCTGCTGGCACGAACTTCGATACCGCTCGTCCCATCAATTCATCGTAATAAACTTTCTTGAATGCTGATCCTGCAAGAGGCAAATAAAACAGCATCTGATCAAATTCAGCTTCGTATTCTTTCATTTGAACCATGATCTGATAGTACATGTAATCTTTAACGCGTAGCGCCTGTTGTTCTTTAGGTGGTGTTGGCATTCCAATGATCTGAGTTCTTACCGGACCACCGGAAGGTAATAATTCTTTATAAGCGAGTGATTGAAATTGAGTAACCGCTTCTGCAAGTACGGGGTGCGTGGCACCCGATGCTCCTTTAAAAGGCTCGGTTCGATCGTCGTATTTAAAACCTAAAAGATCCAGACCTTTGGTGTAGGTTTGTTCCCACTCCGATCTAGAATTTTTATATTCAGTATAATCTCCAAAGAGATCTCCACCGACTTTATCTAAAATATCGTCGGGTAATAATTCTGCTAAATTTGTGTAATGATCTTCTGAACCGGCTTGGTTCACGCCTCCTGGT